CTTCAACAAGCTCAAGCATTTCAGACGTTTCGCCACACGCTTCGATCGTCGCGCCGTCCACTTCCTCGCCTTCATCCATCTCGCCGCGGCTATGTTATGGATGCGCTGAATGTCGATTCAGCCTAGTATCCAGAAAGGGCGGGAGTTCTTTACCCCGCCCCTTCCGGTCCGCTCAGGCCTCGGTCGTCTTCAGCGCGATGAACGTCATGTTCTTCACGCTCGACGCCGTGCGGTCCCAGTTCGCCGCCAGCGCAAGCTCGGCGTCAGTGGCGAACTCGCCCGCCGAGGAGGCGTCGAGGAAGCGGGTGCCGGGCACATGCGGGACGAAATGCCGGCGGCCGACCATTTCGGTGACGCCGCCGCCATGGCCCTGGCGCGGCTTGCGGTCGAACTCCAGCGGCCCGCCTTCGGTGTTGACCGGCAGCTCGTTCCACAGGATCGCCTTGTCCTTGAACATGAAGGCAGTGTAGACGCCCGCCGCGACCGGGATGTCGTCGTCGACGACGGCCCGCAGCCCCATGTAATAGGGAATCAGCGGCCCGCCCTGCTCAGACGGCGGCACGTAGTCGATGAGGTCGGCGAGCTTCAACGCTTTCATCTGCTTGGAATGCATCCAGATCGTCTTGAACTTGTCGGCGCGGTCGCCCATCAGATAGGCAGCCTCGATGATGTCGGTGTCGACAATGGAGGCGCCGGTGACGCGGACGAGGTCGCCGGCGTCATTGGCGATGTTGTCGGCCAGCACCCCCTTCAGGATGCCGAGCAGCGTCAGCTTGTTGGCACGCTGCCAATAGTCGGTCTGGCGGCGCACGATCAGCTTCTGCGGGTCGTCGCCGGCCAGGATCGAGGTCAGGTCCGGAACGCCCCAGGCCTGGGCGCGGACATTGCGGGCGGCGACCTCGCGGCGCGTGCCGATCTTCTTCATCTCGATCGAGTCGGCCGGATCGTCATTGACCGGCTCGGACGGATCGTTGCCGAGATCCTTCCAGCCGGGCATGTCGACGGAACGCCCGCCCATGGAGAGCTTCGAGGCAATGGCCGGGTCGGAAAACAGGATCCCGGCCTGGTAGATCTCCAGCGACTGGACGTGCTCCTCGAACGAGTATTGTGCATAGACGGACGGAACGATCGCGTCCGCGATACGGGTATAGGCGTCTGCCATTTTGTCTTTCCTTCAGGGGTTGATGGGCGGAGAAGGTGTGTTGAGATTCAGGTCAGGCCGAGCCGAAAACGATGGCTTTCGAGAACCGGAGCGGAGCGGACATTTGGGTCCGTGAGCACCGGAAGCGCAGAAAGCCGTCGTTTGCAGGCCGGCATCACCTGAATATCGACACAGCTTTAGAGGGGGTTGTTGGGCATCCACAGATCGGGGTTTTCGCCGGCCTCGCGTGCCAGCCGCCGGGCGCGGGCGGGGTCGCTTTTGACGAGGGCTCAGATGTCAGTCAGGTTGCGTTCGCCGGCGGCGTTGCGCTTGAACGGATTGCCTCCGCTCAAAGCCGCGCCACCGTCGATCGTGTCTTCGCGGAACATCGCCTCGCCGATGGCGTGAAACGCCTTGGCGATCTGCGGATCGGTCAAGGCGCCGTCAGGCAGAAGGATGCCCTTCGTCTTATAGGCATTGACCAGGCCGAGCTTCTTCATGGCCCGATTGGCGACCTCCAGTCTCTGGCGGAAGCCGTCGCTGTCGGTCGGTCCCCAATCCCTGACCAAGTCGTCGTGAGTAGCCTCGACCGAACGGGCAAGGGCGATCTGCTGCACCTTGGCCTGTTCGGCCATGTAGCCGACGAAGCGGTCGTGATAGGCCTGCGCCACTTTCGGGGTAGCGCCGGCCTCGACCGCCCAGGCCTTGGACGCGTTGGCGAGCTCGTCCGAATAGGCGAAGTCTTCGGGAAGCCCGTCGGGGCGCCTGTACTCGACCTTGTCGGGCGATGTCAGCGGGCGCATCGCCTCAGGCAACCGGGCATGGAACCTGTCCCACTCTTCCCCAGGTGCGTCCGCTGTGGGAACGCGCAGGCTCTCGCCCTGCTGCCGTTCCAGCTCCGCATAGGATGTGAAAACCCGATCGAGGCTTTCAGGCTTGGTCCAGCCCTTGGTTTCAGCGAGCTTGCGGTTGCCTTCGGAAAGACCGTCAAACCAACTCTTGCCGGCCGGCAGGGCGGACCCGTTGTCCCCGTTGGCCGGTGGCCGTGCAAGGTTGCCCGCCGGTGGCGAAGCCACCACGGACCCGGCGTCTGCCAGATCTGTCATGAGAAAGATTCCTTTTGTTTCCGCTTCTCCCCTTGTGGAAGAAGGTGTCGCCAGAGGCGACGAATGAGCGTGTCGGAAGGATGAGGCGTCGGCGATCGAGTCATCGATCCGGACGAGGTGTGCCCCCGCTGGGAGAAGGGAGGACCCTAGGCGTTGTCGCCCCAGTTCTCCCACAACAGCGTAATCGTTCCGGTAACGGCCAGCATGCCGTCGGCGTCGACATCAGTCCCGGTGGCGAAGGCGAGGTTGAGATAGAGGTCGGCCGGCGTCGCTGTGCCGTCGAGCGTCAAAGCCACCGCCACATCGGCGGTCGACGCGGTCGACAGTGCAGCACCGGCACCGTCCAGCGTACGTCCGGTCGAAGCCAACACATTGACCATAGTGCCGGCGAGCGCAGCGCTTGACGCCGCCGCCGACCCTAGGGACCAGGTCAATGCCGCATTGTCGTTGATTGGTCGAGGCGCGGGTGGTCAGCACGGCGAATTGCAGCCTTGCGGTGCCGCCCTTGATGCGCACCTTGCCGCCGAGGAAATCGAAAAGCTTAAGGCTGGTATAGGCAAGCGCATCGGTGACCGGCGCTTTCATGGCGTTGAGCGAAAAGACGGTGCGGTATGAACCGCCCTGCCCGCTCGTCCTGGCGGCAAGTCCGGCCTTAGGCGGGGCAAGCCCGGCCTCACGGGCCGCGGCACGGGAAAGCGTCCGGGGGAGACCTCGGGTCATGGCATTCTCCATTCTTGGGGGGATTTGAGGGGCGGCCAGACCCGCCGCAGGCGGAAGCGTTACGGCCGGAGCCTGATCATTTCGATAGAGCCTGACTCTGTCGTCTTGTTTGACCATGATCTTTATGGTCTTTTTGTTTGCCCATGAGCTTTCCGAGCCGGAAGGCCTGGGCCGTCAAGACGAAAGAAACCATGTCTTATTTCGTGAGGCACGGTGCCCCTGTTCCGCCGCAATGCGACCGCACTTGGCACAATCAGCCGGTGTACTAGTTGATAGGCTTCAAAGGAGTATCAGACGATGACCATGTACAAAGCCATTGCCGCCATTCTCGTGACTGCCGCGCTGGCAGGATGCGCACAGACCGAAGGGCAGCAAAGAGCCACCACGGGGGCCTTGGTCGGCGGCGCGGGCGGAGCTCTCGTCGGTCAGGCCCTGGGCCGCGACACCAAGAGCACGGTTATCGGTGCAGCCAGCGGCGCCCTGCTGGGGGCGGTCGTGGGCAGCGCAACGACGCCGCAGCGGCGCGGCGAACAGCTTTGCCGCTATCAGGATCGCTACGGCCGCATCTACACGGCGCCTTGCGACGACCGCTACTACAGCGGCAACTATTGAGCCTAGCGCCGGCGCTGGTCTTTCCTTCTCCCCTTGTGGGAGAAGGTGGCCGCAAAGCGGCCGGATGAGGGGTGTTCCAGCTTGGCGGACAGCCCTCATCCGAATCGGGCACAGCCACAGGATGGCTGGCGGCTCATTTCTTCCAGCACCTCTCATCCGCCTCGGCGCTAAAGCGCCGATCCCCTTCTCACACAGGGGGAGAAGGGGCGCCAGCCAGCCCTACCTCCCCTCCAGCCTCGCCGCCTTCTCCAGTGCCGCCAGCTGCGCCCCGTCCAGCGTCAGGAACCCCATGATGTGCTGCACCACTTCGGCGCGAGCATTGCTCAGCGCGCTGTGCAGTTCGAAGCCGTTCGGCGTCCTGGTCTTGGCCAGCCACTCGCCGTAGGACGGGCGGCGATAATAGCCGGTCGTGGCAGCGAGGTCGGCCAGAACCATCTCGCCGTCCTGGCCTGAGAACACCCTGAGATAGGCCTTGATCAGCGCATCCTGCGCCTTGGCCGGACCGCCCGCCTGGCTCGAATGGGCGAAGCGTTTGCCGCTCATGCGCCGCCGCCCTCGCCGCCCTGCGGCATCAGCCCACCTAGACTGTCGAGCAGGCCGCTGTCACGCGCCTGCACGGCAGCGGGTACGGCATCCTTGGCAGCCTTGCCGGCGGTGGCGATCGCGGCCATGCCGGCTTGCGCCTGGCTGGCTTTCGCCCTCGCATCGCGGATGCCGGCCACCTCATCCTGGCGGCGAAAGATGCGCTGCGGGCTGCGGCCGGCGCTCTGCACGATCTTGAGCGCCTCGTCGCCGTCGATATTATCCATCACGCCGGGATCGAACTGCGCCATTTGCATGGCTGTGGTGACCACCTGGATGGTGTCGCGGGCTTCCGCCGAGCGGCGCAGCACGTCGAGCGGGCCGGTGAAGGTCGGCCGCACGGCCTTGCCGGCAAGGCTCGCCGGCGGCAGGAAGCGGCTGTCTTCCTCGTATAATCCCTTGCCCTCGAGAATACCGAGCTCGCGGCCGAGATTCGAGGCAAAGCCGGCCTGGATGATCGAGCCGGACGGACCGAGCAGCGCGCCCTTCTCCTCCTGCCTGATCAAGGCTTCGGTGGCCGTCATTTGCGGGTTCTGCACAAGCGTCTGGAACAAGTTGACGAACATCATGTCGCGGATCTCCGCGGCCCGGCTTTCCGCGTAGTTGAACGCATAGGTCGGGTTCTGGCCCACAGCGATCGGCGCAATCAGCGGCCGGCCATTGTCGTCGATCAGGCCGGGATAATTCTCGCCGGGATTGAGCACCGGCACATAGTCGAGCCGCGCCTTGGAGGCGGTCGCCGGATCGGTGATCTGCTGTAGGGCGCGCAGGCCGGAGCGGCGCACGGCGTTTTCCTCGCGCACCGTCGTCAGCGCCTCGATGGTCGGCGAGATGCCATAGGGGTCGCCCTCGTAGCGGCGCCAGTTGAAGCACGACACCGGGAAGGAGCGGAAACCGCTCTCCCTGACGATGACCTCCTCGTCTTCGATGACGTGATAGGAGGCGAAGGCCGTGTCGTGATACTGGTAGGTGCCGCCCAGCCGGTACATCTTGCGCTCGTCGCGCGGCTGGATGCACTGGATCAGCGAAATCTTCGTCTCGCATTTGGCCGGATCATCGACCAGCACCTTGATCCGCGCCGGCAGCTTCTCATAGCCGAGCAGCTGCGCCGCCTGGCGTGCCGTGCGCTCGTAGCGGCGGTGGAAAATGTCGACTTGGCCCCAGCGGTTGCGCGAGAGATATCCCTCGACCACCGGGATCGATGCATAGCGGATCAGCGTGCCGCCAAAGCCCTCCTCGGCGTAGAGATAGGCCGGGCCGTAGCGCACGACATTGCGCAGGCAGGCCTGCGTTGCCGGCACGAAATTCGAGTTGGCGGAATAGCGCAGCGAGAACAGGAAATCGCGAAGCGCCTCCGCCCATTCCTTTTCCTCGTCGCTCTCTTCGTCATTCATGGCGGCGGTCGACAGCCCGTGCCATTTTTCCGACTGCGGGGTGATCAGGCTTTCCAGCCCCGCAGCCAGCCGGTTGGCCGCCGAGTTGATGGTATTGGCGTAGACACGGGCGCCGCGACGCTCCTGCCGCTCGGCCTGCGAGTCCGCGCCCCGGCGGCCACTCCAGACATCGGGCGCGTCGGGGTCGCAGAATTCCGACACCGCCTCCCAGACAGCCTCATACTGGCTGCGCTCGCTCTCGAGTTCGGCCTGTCGCGACAGGATATCGTGGGCACGGGAATCGCTCGTCATGGCAATCTTTCTTCGGTCGTCTCAGCTTATTTTAGGGCGGTCGAATTTTGTCCGCTTTTGCGATATTCAAGGGAGGCGCGGCGGGCCTTTAAGGAGGTCGATTTGACAATGACGGAGAGCCTACCCGGTGCCCTGACGAGGCGAAGCAAGCAGGTTGCAAAACGGCTGATCGGCTACGATTCCCGCAACTGGCTGCGCATCAGGCAGATCGAGGCGTTCACCGCGTTTCTTGAAGCGGACGGCCGCAAATCATCCGACGTGATCGAGATTTCGCCCGGCTGGAACCGCTACTGGAAGACGATGTGCTCCAACTACACCTCGGTCGATTACCCCGATTTCGACATCTGCAAGGACCGCACCGACCGGCAATATTCCGTCGTCATCGCCGACCAGGTGCTGGAACATGTGCAGCGGCCGCTTGCCGCGGCACAGAATATCCATGCCATGACCAGGCCGGGCGGCTGGGCGATGGTGGCGACGCCGTTCCTGTTCAGGGTGCATGCCAGGCCGCACGACTACAACCGCTGGACCCCCGCCGGCCTGAAGCAGTTGATGGTCGAAGGCGGCTTTCCGGAATCCGAGATAGAAGTGTTCGGCTGGGGCAACAAAGCCTGCGCAAAAGCCCATATCGGCGGCCCAGTGCGCGCCTACGGCATATGGCGCGACCTCAGCAACGACGAGGAATACCCGCTGATGGTCTGGGCGTTCGCGCGGAAACCGGGATGACAGCGCTCCCCCCCCTTGAGGGGGAGATGTCGCCGAAGGCGACAGAGGGGGTCGCCGCGCGTAAAGCGCCAACCCTGATCTGCCGCAGGAGGCCGCGTCCGGTCGCGCCGACCCCCTCCGGCCTGCCGGCCATCTCCCCCTCAAGGGGGGAGATTACGCCCTTCATCGCACCCACATCATACCCCCAGCAACACGCGGCGCTGGCCGGTGAGATCGCTCGGCGACAGATCGGTCTTGACCGTGCCGGCGGTGCCCTGGCGCTGTTCGAGTTCAGCCCTGAGTGCTGCTTCTCGCGCCTGCACGTCCCTGTCTGCGATGGTCGGTGTCGGTGGCAGCGGCTTCAGCGCCGGCGGCTTTTGGAAGAGGCACATGGTTCCAGCTTTCTCTTGTCCAGTCATAGAGCAAAAAATCTTCGCCGTTCCGGCCGTAGCCCGGCAGGCGGCAGCGTTGCGTGGCGCCAAGCCGGGCAAGCCAGCGCAGCGCCAATTCATTGGCGGCCAGCGCCCGCGCCTCGACCCGCCAGGCGCCGCGCGCGGCAACCTCCGGACCGAGCACGGCGTGAAAGAACTCGGTGATACCAGGCACGCAGCGCTTCATGCGGCGCGTGCCCCAACTCCAGGCGATCCACAGCCCGCCGCGCTTCATGCGGCGCGTGCCCCAACTCCAGGCGATCCACAGCCCGCCGCGCTGCTCGGCGGCGCCGAAACCGGCTGCCGGATTACCGTTAAGTTCGGCGACGTAGGCAAAACCCTGCAGCGCCGTCAGCGCCAGCAGCGCCGGCGACCATTCGTCGAACTGGCAGTCGATCTCGTCCCGGTCTTCGGGCCTGAGGTTGGCGGCGATGTAGCTGAGGTCGCGCAACGTGGCGGGGATGATGCGGAGGGTCATGAGGCGGTCATGTGTATGGTTGCCGTTGAGTTACCGAAACGCCCCCAGCGTATCGCTCTGCCCCGCCTTCCGCCGTGCCGTCCTAAACTCCGCCGGGTCGACCACCGCTTCCCTCAGCATCATCACGCCGTAGCGGGTCGCAGCCATCAGATCGTCGCGCAGCTTCACCACCTGGCCATCCTTGCGGTGATAGAGCCGGAATTCCTCGAACCAGGGCAAAAGCGTCGAGAACACCTTGAAGCGGCCGCTCTGCATGCGGTCGAGCATCTCCATCAGCCCGGCCTCGACCGAGACGGAGCCGTCGGCGAATTGCGCATGGCTGGAAAGCATGTTCAGCCATGCACCGCATATTGCCGGGCAAGTGCCACCCCAGCGTCTTCCAGCGTCTCGCGGCGGCCGTCGCGCGGCCACGCCCAGGGCAGCCATTCGCCCCAAGGTTTTAGGGTCAGCGCCTGCATGGCGGGAGTCTGCTGCGAAGCCCGGCAGGCTTTGGTGACATAGACGACGTCGGCCTCCGTGTCCCAGGCGAGCTCGACCGCAGCGGACGGATGGTCCCAGCCGAAATCCAGCGCACCGAGCCGTGGCCAATAGCGCGGCAGCCGGAACGGCTCGCAGGCGATCAGCCCCTCGGCAATCGGAAAGATGCGGCCGGAACCGAGCACCGGAATGCCTTTGGCCCGCGCCTCGCGCTCATGCGCGGGATAGGCGGCAACGATCGCGGCGCGCTGCTCGGGCGAATAATGCCCGGCATCGTCGATGGTCATGAAAGTGACGTGACGGGACATATTAGCTTGCCGTAATTAGTTGCCGAGACGAGCTATCGCCATTGATAATACTGTTCATCAATGCAAAGTTGCTGATGAATTGGGGGAAATACATGATCCGCATAGCAATCATTGTGGCCATTGCAGCCACTGCGTCAGCATGCCAGTCGAACGTGCCTTATGACACGAGCAAGCAGACCTGCAGGATGTACATGCTCAGGGGCTTCAAACACGAAGTTTGTACCCCGGACACACCAAATAAAGTATGCAATGTCTGGTCCAATCAGGTTACAGGTGATGAAAGGATATGGTGTCAACCGCTTACCCGGAAAGCAACTGATCCTAAGGCCCGCGCCAGACAGCTTGCGAGCAGCAAATACCCTTGATTCGACTTCATCCGCTGGCTTTCGCCATCCTATCCACCTCCCCCGCCGACAGGAACAGCAGCACCACTTCCGACATGCCGAGCAGCGGCGTGAAGGTGACGATGGTGATGCCGCCCGTCGCATTGGTGCGGGTCAACCCTTCGGAATAAAGCGTGTCGCGATTTAAGGGATTCAGGATTCCCGTTGATTTGAGTTTGTGATTCATTGCGGTTGAAAGGAGACCGCGATGGGCAAGCCGCTACCAATTGAGTTGCGTAGGCGTGTTGCTGCGTA